ACAAAAGAGACATAAATGAAAAAGAAAAAGCCTTTACAACAAATTAATCCAAACAGAAGCAAGAGACAGTTAGAACAACAAAAAAGAAATGAACCTAAAATACTGGAGGCTAAAACTGAGAATCATAAGAACTACATAAGATCTATAGTAGAGAATGATATTACTATTTGTGTTGGACCAGCGGGTTCTGGTAAATCCTTTATACCCGCTGGTTTATTTTCTCAATATCTAAGAGAGGGAAGACATGAACAGATAATAGCGACAAGGCCATTAGTTTGTGCTGGTAAAGATATTGGTTCATTACCTGGAGAGATGAGCGAAAAAATAGCACCATATCTCAAGCCAATTGAAGAAAATTTCAAGTACTTCCTTGGCTTCTCAAACTACGGTCAGTTTCTAAATGACAAAAGAATTCGTTATGAGCCACTTGAAGTCATGAGAGGATCAACATTCAATAACTCTCTTATGATTTTAGATGAGGCACAAAACTGCACTGTTGAACAGATAAAGATGTTTATCACAAGAATGGGTGAAAATTCAAAAGTTGTGATAAATGGAGATATCAAACAGACAGATATAAGAAATCATAATGGTCTTAGTATTGTAATCGAGAAACTAAAAGATATTGAAGGTCTTGGACTTTGTACTTTAACTTATGATGATATCCAGAGAAACGGTATAATAGGAAAGATTCTTAAAGCATTGGAGGAATAAATGCCGAGATATGACTATGAGTGTTCTGCCTGTGGACACAAGATCGAAGATGTCTACCAGGACATTAAAGATAGTCCCTTGAAGAAATGTGCAAACTGCAAAAAGCACAAGCTTGAAAGAGTAATATTCGCCCCTCATGTATTTGTGAGGGGTGAACCAACAACTATGGGACAACTAGCTGAAAGAAATAGTGCCAAAATGGGCAAGTCACAAGTTCAAGAAAAACGATTGCAAGATAAAGAATCTAAAAAACAAGCACTTTCAGAAGCTAAAAAAGAAATGAATTCTAAAATAAATAAGATGAATTCATCACAGAAGAGGAGGTATATTGAAAATGGATAAACATGATGCTATCATATTCATAACTCCAAATGTTGGTGAATACTATCAAAATAATGTTTTTTTTCGCAACTTAAATAGTGATGAAATTTCCTTATTAGGAAAAGAATTAACTGTTGAATACAGAAAAAAACATAGTTCATATATTGATTGCATATCAGATTTAAAAGAAAAAATGATTAAGATACAAAAAATATTGGAGGAATAAAATGGCAGCTAAAAAAAGAACAACAAGCAAAATAAAAGAAGCAGATCTTTCCAAAGTAGAAAAGTTTTATATTGAACAACACTGTAGAACTCTTGATTTAGAAACAATCTGCAAGGACATTGATAATCATAGTTTAAAGGTAAAAGCTTTTCTGCACGAGTGTATTGAAAAGTCTGAAAAAGACGATACAATAGACAAGCTAATGGTAGTTGATAGTAAAAATGGCTATGCAGTTATGACAAAAGGAGCATCGGAAAAAGGTGAAAAAACAAGAAAAAGAGAGCCAAATAAATCACTTACCCAGCATATCCATAAAATCAGATAAAAAGAGAAAGCAGAACAAAGCAAAAGATTGTACAGATGAAACGCCTTTTAAGTCTAAGTACAAAGAAGGATATATTACTGCTTCTAATTACCTTGCGGAGTTAATATTTGAAAAACGAAATGAAGCATTCAATAGTGGCAAATGTGCTGAGAGATTTTGGACTAAGGATAGTAAACTACATGGAGCGTATAAGGGGCAGGTAATTGCCGCCGCTAGACTTCTAAAGAAATACCATGCAGATTCTATAATAAAAGCACTAAAAAGTGCTGAAGCAAAATACATCTTAAAAATACAGGATAAAAAGCTCATACCTATAATTGAAAAGTTTGAGAAAAACCGGGTTGACAAGCAGCTTGATGAGAGCTATAATAGAACCGAAGGGCTTGCAAAACCGTTTCGGTCTAATAAGAAAAATGTATTTAAGGATCTGTAAGTTATGGCGAAAGAAAAAAAGAAAGTTGATTTGAGTACTGACAAAGCAATACAAAAAGCATTCGGTAAAGTTGTATCTAGAGGTTCAGAATTAGTTCAGGCTAAAAAAGACCTAAAACCAGTAAGTGTAAGTCCAGCTTTAGATCTCGCTTTAAATGGTGGAATTCTTGAAGGTAGTTGGACTATTATTTCTGGTGATCCTAAAACGGGTAAGAGCACGACGTGTCTTCAAATTTGCAAAAATGCACAAGATGAAGGAAGGCCGGTTATCTATATTGATGGAGAAAGCCGACTGAAAGCTTATAATCTCGTAGGTATAGAAGGTCTTGATCTAGATAAGATTCAAATTATACATAGTCCAGATGATGGAGAATCTCTTGCAGCAGAAGACTTTCTAGACATTGCAGAAAGCCTTATGAAAAGACCAGATAATTGTGGTGCTGTTCTTGTTATTGATTCATGCTCATCTTTAATTCCACGAGCAGAATTAGAAGAAAGTGCTTCTGCATCATTACGTGCCAGCCTACCAAAGCTTCTTTCTCACTGGATTAAGAAGAATGCACAAACAGTTGTAAAGAACAAGATTAATGCATTAATAATCACGCATTATATCACAAATACTTCTGGCTATGGTAAAGTAAAAATTCCTGACTGTGGAGTAATGGTTCAATATCAAGCAGATACTAGACTTGATATTGCTAAAATTGAGCCATGGGAAGAAAACAATAAAAAAATAGGTCAGTTAGTTCATTGGAAAATTTCATGTTCTTCTATGGGTGCTTCTGGTGCTGAGTGTATCAGTTATATCAAGTACAATAAAGGCATTGATAAAGAAAAAGAAGTCATTGAATTGGCTGAGTCTTTTGGTATTATTGATAAGGCTGGTGCATGGTATTCTATTCCATTTCTTGGTGAAGCACAGGGTTTTGAAGAACCTCCAAAATTCCAAGGCCAAGCAAAGATTTATGAATTCTTAACAGAGCGAAAAGATATCTTTAAGAGTATCAACGATAAAGTCAAGGAAATGCTGTCTGATGTTTAGAGTAACTGGATTTGACAACAAACAACATCTATTCAATTACGCAAAAAACAGAGTCAGAAAATTCCTGAAAAATAAATCATCTTTGCATACTTTGGCTAGAGACATTATCAAAGAAATGTTTCCTGGCCTTTCTATATATGAAGAAGTAACTCTTCCAGGTTCTAAGCGACTTGGAAGATCTTCTTTATTATATGCTGATTTCTTCATTCCAGACGCAATGCTTGTAATTGAAGTGCATGGAAGACAGCATTATCAGTACTGCTCATTCTTTCATAAAGACAAAATAGACTTTGTTAATGCCAAGAAAAGAGATACTGATAAAATTGAATGGTGTGAGATGAACAATATCAATATCGTTGTACTGCCCTTTAATGAGAAAGACACATGGAAGAATTTAATACAACAAGCTATGAATCAATAGAAGTCTTAGAAAAATTTACCAAATGGGTTGAAGACTTCTGTGTAGAAAACGGAGTTATTGACTATAAAGAGAATGACCAGTATGACATGATAATAAATATGTCTCATGATGACATACTTGGATTGTCAAATGACGAATGTTTTGCATATGCCCTTACTTTAATGAATTATGCCAGTCTACTTCAGAAAAAATATGATGTTGTACACAGTCAACATACATGGTGTGTTGAAGCATTAAATTTTTTGTATGCTAAATACTGGGATAAATACGACAAGTATCTTCCTGCTGAAATCAAAAAGAAGTCCATCATATTAGAAAATTCTTTTGCACAAAGTGTAGAAAAGGCTAGAATTAGATTATATGCAGCAATGCAAATTCTATCTGAATCCGCCAAAGATGTCAGGAAAAGAGTCTCAATATTTCAAGATCTTGGAAAACATAGGAGTTTCAAATGAACATAGCAAATCTTTTACAAAAGGCATTAGAAGAATGCAATTGGGAATTCGTATCGGATGTGTATGAAATGATGACAGGTCAACGAATTGATCCTCCAGAACCAGATGATGTTTTTGATATGCTATGCAATATAAGCGATAAAATAGCAAATCTTGAATCCAATCTATTATCCGAAAATAAAAACACTAGTAAAAAGAGAAAATATACCAAGAAATCTGCCGCTAAAATCGCAAGTAAAAAAAAATCACCAGAGCCAATAAATTTTTCAGTTGCATCTGAAAAAAAATCGCGTAAAATATCTGGTGACAACAGGGAAAACAAATTTGAGCAAATGACTGGCATAATGGAAGAGGCTGAGAAGGAAAGCGGATACGACAAAATTAATGATGACATAAAGCCAACCTCTAGAAATAGAAAAACATATTCTGAAAAAAACGTAAAATGTAGTGAATGTGATAAGACCTTTAAGGTCCATCCGATGTTTGTTCGTGAAAATTATTTATGCGATAGGTGTATAGGCAGAAGGGGCTGATATGTCAAAGATTGAAACAACTCTGAACAATGTTGCTTCTGAACGTGCAGTTCTTGCTGGAATTTTTCAGCATGGAAAAGAAAGTCTAATTGAAGTTGAGTTGTTTGTAAGTGAAAATAGTTTCACTATAGACATAAACAAGGTGCTATATAAGTGTGCATCACACGCATTGCAAAATAGTGATACTATTAGCTATACAGATGTTCTATCATCTGCCAAAAGTCTTAATCTTGACGAATATGTCGCAAAAGATGAAGTTTTGCGACACATAACTGGAATATGTAACACTCCGATACATATTGATAATGTAGTTGAACATGCAAAAAGACTCAAACGACTTGAGTTTGCTAGAAAAGTTCAAAGCGAACTTAGGCCGATATATGCTAATTTGAATAAGATAACTGGAGACGAATCTATAAACGAGATTCTTTCCATTGCGGAATCTCCAATACAAGATATTTGTCTTTCCTATATTAAGGAAGATGAGATGTCTCCACAGGCTATTGGTGATGATATTGATGATTATATACTGCATCTAGAAGAAAATCAAAATAAATCAATAGGAATCACAACTGGATTTGCAGCCTTTGATAATGCAATAGGTGGAGGCTTGAGAAGAAAATGTGTTGATCTCATTGCTGCTAGACCTAAAACTGGCAAAAGCTGTTTGGCAGATAATATTGCTCTTTATGTTGCAAAAACTCATAAAATTCCAGTATTAATGCTTGATACCGAGATGAGCAAAGAAGATCATCTAAATAGGCTTTTGGCGAATCTCAGTGAAACTGAAATAAATAAGATAGCATCTGGCAGTTTCTTTGATGATGAAGAAAAGAAAGACAAAATTATACAGGGCACAAAGCTTCTAAAAGAAATACCATATGATTACATCAGCATCGCTGGAAGACCATTTGAAGAGACACTATCTATAGCTAAGAGATGGTTGATTAAGAAAGTCGGATTTGATGAAGACGGTAATTTAAATGACTGTCTCATTATTTATGACTACCTGAAGTTAATGACATCTGCCAGCATAAATAATAATCTTGCAGAATTTCAAGTTCTCGGTTTTCAAATTACAGCACTGCATAATTTCTGTGTAGAAAATGATTGTCCCTGCTTATCTTTTGTTCAGCTTAATCGTGATGGAATTACAAAGGAAAGCACAGATGTTGTTAGCGGATCTGATAGACTTGTCTGGCTATGCACAAGTTTCTCAATCTTTAAAGATAAAACTGATGAAGAAAGAATGGCTGATGGTGTTAGATCTGGCAATAAAAAATTAATACCAGTTGTATCTAGACATGGACCTGGAATTGATGATGAGGGGTATATATGCTTGCAGATGGATGGTCAGTATGCTAGAATACGAGAGCTTGGAACTATCAGGAGTATGAAACGAGATGCAAACAATAACCAAGACGGATTCTCAGATCAAGAAAACCTTGATATTGAAAATGAAGTTGATGAGGAAGATTTTTGAACTCTTTGAATTCTTTGAAATTGACGAATATTATGAGTCAAATAATCTTCTTGTAAGCAAATGTCCGGTGCATGATGGTGATAATCTTAGTGCATTTAACATCAATATAGATGATTCTAATGAAGAACATTATGG